CGTGCAGCGCATAAGCAGAGCGTACTTGCTCCGCTTTGTCCTCCCCAAAGAATTCAATAGCTTTTTGCAGTGTTTTGAACTGCGCTACCGAATTCCCGGAGATTGCCTTTTGTTTCTTCTTGGCCATTACAATTCAATTGTAACTGTTCCTTCGTAACCGCTATTTAAATTCAAATAAAACTCAACAGAGTCATTTGCGTTAAACGTTCCGTCCGGGAAGGTTAATACATATTGACCAGGAGCAGTTTCGCTTGATGTGTCAGAAAGAACTGGAGTGCCGTTCACCTTACACTTTATCCAATCCCAAAGACCTTCAATTGGAGTAGGAGTAACAGTTGTTATGAAAGCACTTGAAATGTTCAAAATTGCAGTTTGATTTAATTCCAAATTGCCAGTGTTTACAATTGTAACATCAATCAATCCGTTTTGAGTTCCGAAATCATATCCGATTTCCTCAAAAGAAAGCATGAACAAATCTCCCTCGTCAACGTTCAAATCAAAGTCAAAAGACAACTTGATTTTCTGAGTTGAAGAATCTGTCGGGAAAACCATTTGAGGGTCCCATGAAGCGTTATCCAAAGGAATTGGACGAAGGAAACCCTCATCACCAGTACGCAAACCGATTAGGTTATTGTTAACGTCAATGATAAACGCGCCAAATTTCGTGCAGCGCATATCTTGCAATTGCTTCAGGTAATGTGGGTGTGAATCACCTTCCCAAAGTTCGCCCATAAAAGAACGCTTGCCTTGACGCAAGAAAACTTTACGGCCACTTGGAGCTTCTTCGTACTTCGAATCCGCTTTTGGAATCTCCACGTTCTCAAAACGCGGTAATGGAAACCAACGCTCGTGCGTAGGATTCGTAAAGAAGTTTTCAATATTTTCTGGAATATCTCCCGCAGGAAATAAATCCAAGTTGTTACCGAGCTCGGTAATAATTAAACGGCTTGCAACCGATTGAATCGGAATACAATTTGGACGGCCAGTGTTGGCTAGTCCGATGTTACAGCGACATCCACTCATTTTTTCTAATTTTTAATTGTTTGTTGTTTTTCAGGTTCAAAGTTAGTGAAATTTATTATGCCTCCGCGATTTTACAAAGATTCGTCTGGAACTTCTTCGCTGATTTTTAAGTAATTGCCATACTCAATCGCTTCCTGCTCATCAAGTGTTTCGATGTAACCGTTCTCGGTAATCATTCGGTATTTAGTTAATGTCATAATCTTGGTATTGTTAACATGTTTTCATATCCAATATAATCCATATACATAATTCTGTTTCCAGTGCCAATAGTTTTAAAAATTCCTTGCTTTGCAAAAATATATTGACTGCTTGAAATTTGAGGAATATTAGTAGTATGTGTTGCAACCAAAGTTCCGTTTATGAAAAACGAAACAGATGTTCCGGTTGCATTTATTTCAATTCTTAATTTGTCCCAAGTAGTAGCCGTAACTGGTACAGACGTTATTGTTAATGTTCGAACATTTCCAGCAGAAGTGATGCATATCCAGTTTGGTGATGCAGTGTTTCCATTTGCAGTCCCTCCTTCATCGTATGTAAAAAACACTCCATTGGTTTCAGAATTTATATTGTTAGCACTTCCAAATCCAATTATCAATCTGTATCTTTCAATGCTGGTACTTATTGCAAGTAAATTTATAGATGTTTCATAATTCCAAACACCTCCACCAAGCCATATTTGCGGAAGTCCTCCACTTGTACACATTATGTATCCAGTAACAAAAGCACCAGTTTGAAATGCTAATACACCTTGCTGATTAGTACGTTGCGGAATAGACCCAACAAAATTAGTTGTACCACCACTTTGAAACGTTGACATTCCGTCTGGAAGATTAGAGCCAACAAAATCTGTAAATACAGAAAACATTATTTTTCCCTTATCAAGCATCGACTGATTGTTAACAGCATCTACTGTTGGGAATTTAACCCCTGTGCCGTCTGGTGCTAACGAGTTCTGTTTGTTCGCCGTGTTTTCGGGAGTGAATCCTAACGCGCTTGCAATAGTCTCATTCTTCCACAAAGACGTTGCGCTGTCATAAGTCAACACCTCGTTGTTTGCAGGCGAAGTGATTAACACGTTGTGCAATTCATCTAACTCATAGCCGTTGTCAACCTTAACGAAAATCTTTCCGTTATTCGCGTGAGCGTACACCACATAACCAATTATAATGGTATGCGTTGGTGCGGAAGGCTTCACGTTTGTAATGCGTCCAGACGTTGTTCCACTCAAATAAAGAATATCTCCGTCAACCCACGTTTCACCTTGCAATGAACCCGTTGTATTGATTCCTTTTACCTCACCGCTTGTGGTTACAAAACCTTCTTGGTTGTTGTTAATCGTTTCGGTAACTAAACCTATTGTGGTCGCTGAATCAGCGTCGGTATCTGCAAGTGCTAACACGACGGCAAGTCGTTGACCTTGCGCGCCACCTTCAGCAACAAGACGAACACGAACCGCTTGATAATTTGCTTCGAGTAAATTGACACCCGACTTGTTGACTACACGAATAACGCTTTCTTGTCCTACTTGTAAAGTTACGTTACCACCTTTCAATCCAACGTCAACTGTTCCGTCTGTGTCGTTCCAACGCATCACACCAACCCCTGCCGTTCCTGTCGGTGTTTGGTCTAATTCAATCTGTCCCGCCTTCAACTTAAACTCTCCCAAGTCAACGTTGCCTGTCGCGCCAGTATATGGAACAAGTCCACTTATGTCTGGAATAGAATCGGCAATAGCTTCGAGAGTTGCTTCTAATCCTATCACGTCCGCGATTTCGTGCATGTGTGGAGCTGGAGCAAACTCCGTAGGCTTTCCTGTAATATCTTCCCATGTAACTGCCTGAAAACCGAACGTAGTGTAAGGTAATTCAGTCCATGGATTAACGCCGTCTCCAATTTTCAATTTAACCGACACCGAGCCGCCTTCAGTTACAACCATTGTGTCCGTCTCGAAAGCAAATTCGCCCAACAAAAGAGTTGGGTTTACGCTGGTGAAATTCGCGGAAGTGTCGCGCCTTAATTGGATTTTCGCTTTAATCTTTGTCATGCTGTCCCTCCATCGTAATTGGTTAAATAATTTGTGTCCGCGAATCCGCCGTCAATTATCAAATCGCTAGGTAATTTCGGAGCATCACATTCGCCTTTGCACGTTCCTTTATAAGCTGTCAAAGTAAAATTTAATTCCACTCCGCTCAGGTCGGCATCTAATATATTTTTAATCATTCCTGCGTCTATCTCAACGCCGAATCTTGAATAGTCTTTTTTGGTTGCCTGAATCACTCGTTTAAAGCGAGTGTTTGCATTCACGCATGTAATAAAGTTGTCCGCTAATCTACTGACTGGGTGAACAACTTTCTTTCTGCTGTCGTCCGAGGTGAATCCTTTCGGGTTCGTTTCATCTAAAAAGAAAACTCGAACATCTGCCTCGTAGTCTCTCGAATCTCCTTTCCCGAATTCAATGTATCGGTAAGTCTCCAATAACCAAATAAGCGGAAGTTTAGTCCGCAAATCGCTGCTTTTTTTTGTCCACTCCCAGTTTGTGCTGATTTTTGTACCGATTAACAGCAATGGAGTAGGTAATTGAATGACTCCCGTCAAATTATTACTGTGGTTAATCGCCACAGCCGTTATATAAACGTTTTGCTCTACTTCTGTAACTTTATACTGCCTGTCCTCAGAATCGCGGACAATGCGCCCAATTTGAGCCCATTTCGTATTGTTTGAATAGGTACGTCCGTCCTCAATCGAAAAAATGCCATTAATCGTGGTGTCAATGGCATTTACAATCGTCTTGAAGTTCTCCGATATGCTTTCGCTTAGAGCCATGTCATATATCGTTTGGTTTGTCCTCGGAATTTATTTGCATTTCCGATTCCTGCATAGGTAACTTTTAGCACCGCGTTTCCGTCTCCTGTTGGAATGGAAAGCTCTTGATTCAAAAGGTAGTTGTAACCTTGATCCACAACCGCGATTTCTAAGATATTACCGTCCTCTCCGACCTCTTCAATCGTAAACTTCAGGTTAACACCAGTGCCAGCGTTGGCCGTAATGATTCCCGAGCTCGTATTGTAGTCAGTGCCTTCGTTGATTATTGAATAGTTCACCACTTGACCAACTCGAAAGTTGTCAGGTGTGTAAAGTAATTTGTATTGAATAGCCCGGTAACTCATTACTGATTCATTGTAAACCGTAATCGATTTCGAAGCTAAAAATGTAACACCAGTTGAATTCTCGCCGCTTTGACGTACCTCTCCAACTGGTGTTTGTTGTGTCATTAAGTCTCTCGAATACTCAAAATAAATGAAGCCCTTTAACATATCAATGATTCCGCGACTTTCCATTAATTTTCCATGCACTCCGTCCACCGCAAACGCATTGAATAACTCAATGAAGTTAGGTGATTGAGGCACGTTGTTTAATAGGTCGGACATGAACTCTGCGTAGAGGTCAGCTCCGAATAAGTCTAGCAAGTACTTCTTTTCGTAACGCTCAATGTACTCAGTGATTTTATCATCCGAATAAACGCCCGTACTCAATTCGTGCTTGCCTGTGAAATCTGCTGTTGTTAAAAACATGGTGCTTATTTAATGAGTTTCGCAAGACCTTTCTGAAGAAGAATTTTCGCCACTGCTCCACCGACTCTTAGCTTCTTTCCTTCGCCACCTAGCTTCTTGCAATTTGCTTCTAAGTGGTAAGTCTTTCCGCTTTCAAATTCGATGTCAAGAGTAAGCAAACCATTCTCTTTCTTAATTGTAACATCCTTCTTTTCGCCGTCAGCAATAAACTCGAAATCTCCGTCAGCTTCTTTGGTGAAGGTAACGTCTAAGTTCTCGCCGTCAAACGAAGCAACAATTTCTGCGCCCTCTTCAGGGGTAATTGCCACCGCGTTTTCGGTTACTTCCTGTCCAACTTTCTCCGCTTTTTTTGCGGTAATAGCACCCGCTTTTTTCGCGGGTGCTTTTTGTGTTGACTTTGCCATTCGGTTCAATCGTTAGTGTGGTTAGTCATTAAGAACAGCAATCGCAGCCGCGATGTTGCCAGTTACAAATCCAGCCGCTTTGTTGGCTTTGATGTAGTGAACGCAACGAGTTTCAGCTAAGATGGTAACCATATTACGAGTGAAGTCATCTCCATCGCGTCCAACGCTGATAGAAATTCCTTTTCTCACGCGCAAGTTAGATTGAGACAAATCACCAACTAAGAACGTTCCTTGCTCCATCCAAGTAGTTGAAACAACTTGAAGGTTTACAACAACAGGAAGACCTGTTACGGTATCAGTGATAAATACAGGGTATGTGTACTCGCCAGTGCTAGTTTTAGTCAAACGTAATGCAAGAACGTCCGTAGGGTTCAAGATAACGTGTGTAGCGCGAAGTTTTGCGTTCTCAACTTGTGTAGCCGCTACTGCGATTACGTCAGTCAAGTTTGCAAAAGTGGTAACAAATCCATTCGCGTCGAAGTTAACCGCGAATTCTAACATGCCCTTTAAGTTTTCACCTAAACCGTCTCCGTTCAAAAGACCGTCTTCAACTTTGTCTTCGATAGCCATAACCAACTCGCTGTTGATTTCACCAGCAACAAAAACCAAATCATCCAACATCTCCATAGAAACCTTGATGAATGCAGTTACTTTCTTCATCGTAACTGGAACTTCTTCCCAAGCAACTTGCGTTTGGTTTTTTGCAGCAGTCTCACCTGTCATTCCTGCAACAGCTTGCACTGTTTGCTGAATGTAAGTGATATTTTTGTTTGCTGCTGGGCGTGAGTTGACAAGATTTCTCAACAACACACGCTGGCGCGGAATGCGGTCAACCTCAGTGTCCAACTCAGTAAGAGCAACCACTCCATCCCAGCTGTTACCTTCACTTACATCCCCTTCCGCTTTTACTTCGAAAGCAAAACCAGTGCGACCTTTTGCAGCCTCTAGGTTTTCCGCGATTTGCTTAACAACTGCAGCACCTAAGTTGAACTTAACAACCTTTCCTGGTGTTGGAGCTTCTTTTAACGCAGCCATTTCGCCCTGCATTTTAGCGATTTCTGCCTTTAACTCGTTGGTTAACTCGGCGTTTTTTTGCGCTTCAACTAGTTTGTCTTCTAACGCCTTCAAAGCCTCGGCACTTGCCGTTCCTTTGGTTTTCTCTTCAATAAGAGATGCTAACTGCGCTTTTAACGCTTCGATTTCTTCTTTTGTCATGATTGACAGGTTTTTAAATTGTTTTTATGAATTGTGTGAGTTCACCGAACACATCTATCGGCTTGGGTGCTTGCGAGTGCTCTTTAACGAACGGCTCGGCCACTGCAAGTGATGCAATTTGTGAATTGATGAATGCGACTTTCATTTCGATTTGTTGTAAGCGCTCGTCAGAGCCTTGGCCATTTCGAAGTGATTTGATTAATTTTTGTTGATCCTCTTGGAGTTTCAGTATTGCGTCCGCTTTTTCTGCGAGAGACTTCATACCCACGAATGGAGTTTCAGGATTAGCCCCGAATGTTACTGCAGAACCTTCCCACAATTTTACCTCAGCTACGTCCCAATAACCACCTCTTGGCATCGTTGCATCATCAACCCATTTCAATTTGTCCGCAACGTAATTGAAACCAATTGAATGCTC